AAGACCGTTCAGGTTTCTGGCACGCTTGAGGCAGTAGACAAGGCTGGCCGTAAGTCTGAGAAGGCTTATCAGTTGGCTAAAGCCGCTTCTGAAATCAAGCGCGACATTGAGACAATCATCACGGCTAACCAAGCCAAGACCAACGGTACGGCTACCTCTGGTGCTCGTAAGATGGGTTCGCTCCTGTCCTACATCACCAGCAACGTATCTAAGGGTTCGGCTGGTACAAACCCAACAGGTGACGGCTCCGACGTTCGTTCGGACACCACAACCCGTACGTTCCTTGAGTCCATGCTCAAGACCGTGGCACAGGAAATCTTTGAAGAAGGCGGCACACCGAAGATGTTGGTTGTTCCTCCCGGACTCAAGGCAACTGTCTCTGGCTTTACTGGTGTTGCAGAGCAGCGTTATGTGACCGGCGCAGAGCCAACGACTATCGTTGCCGCCGCTGGCGCATACCTCTCGGACTTCGGTCTCATCAGCATCGTTCCTGACCGCTTCATGCGTTCTACGGATGCCCTGATGCTCGACTCCGAGTACGCAGCCCTTGCTTACCTCCGTCCTTTCCAGACGAACGACCTGGCTAAGACCGGCGACTCTGACAAGACTCAGATTCTTGCCGAACTGACCCTCGAAGTTCGTAACGAGAAAGCACACGGCGGTATCTTTGACATCAAAGCAGCGTAACTTGTGATAGAATCGGCGGTGGGTAATTCCCACCGTCGGTTTTATGGGAGTAAATATGCAGAAACTGGGCGAAGAAGTAACGATAGAGGGTAAACGTACTTGGTTTGCGGACGGAGATGGCGGGCTTGTCATCAGGGACGAACAAAACGTCGCACCAATCCTAGAGGCTAATAAGGCTTCTTATAACCAAATAGACGAACGCGCCCGGTGGGGTGATGGTGCGCGGGTAGCGGAGATTCCCAATTCGGTCATTGCAGACCTGAATGTGAAGGGAATTATGAGGGGGTTCGCTGTGGTAGACCAGAAACGCATGAAGGCTTTTCTAAATGACCCGGCAAACCGTTTTTTACGGACAAGGCCGGGGAGACTTTAGTGGGCAAGATTCACGACAAGATTAAGCAAAAGCAACAAAAGACACCGTGGGAAGATAAGAAAGTCGCCATTTGTATCCCTTCTCGTGGAGAGATGGAGATAGGAACGGCGTTTGACTTGGCGGTGTTATGTGCCTACGACGCACGAAACAGGGCTGGACACCAGGCGGTTTACACGGTTGCCGGAACCCTGATATTTGACCAGCGCGAGAAGCTGGCAGCCGAGGCCATAAAGGAAGGTGCGGACTACATTCTGTGGATAGACGCAGACATGAGGTTCCCCAAGAACACGATAGAAATCTTGTTGGCGCACGATAAGCCCATAGTTGGGGTGAACGCTACGACGAGAACCTCGCCGGTTAGACCTACGGCAAAGAACCTAGAGATAGACTTTGAGAAGAAAGAGAATCATTGGATTCCAATCGTCTCTAAAGACAAGACCCACTTAGAGTGCGTGACCGCGATTGGTTGCGGGGTGATGATGGTCAAGCGGGAGGTGTTTGAGAATACCCCGAGACCTTGGTTCTGGTTCGAGCAGATACCTGGCGACAAGTTGCTAGGCGAGGATGTGTACTTCTGCATCAAGGCAAAAGACGCAGGATTCGATACTTATTTAGACCACAACTTGTCCAACGCAATTGGACACGTCGGGTCTTACACTTATTCATGGAACGACTACAATGGCCCTAGCGAATTTCAGCGACCTCCAGACATCGGTAGCGAACTACCTCGGACGGAGTGACCTTACCAGCCAGATTCCCGACTTTATTACACTAGCGGAGTTGCGCCTCTCACGAGACATTCGCACCCGCCGGATGCTAAAGACCTCCACGGCCACGATGACCGTGAACGACCCAACGGTAGGTCTGCCAAGCGACTTTCTCTCTATCCGAGACGTATTTATTCAGGGGCTACCAAGAACAGTAGTCACTTACTTATCACCGAGTGCTTTCTCCAGTAACTCCCGAGCAGACCAGATTGGACTGCCGGTGTTCTACACCATACGTAGCAAACGAGCTAGAGTTCGCGCCCAAGCCTGATAGTGCGTATGTCTTGCAGATGCTTTACTACTACAAGCCCGCCGTACTATCGTCAGGCAACACGAGCAACGAGTTCTTGGCTAACTACCCAGACGCGTTGTTGTACGCAAGCCTCCTAGAGGCAGAGCCTTACCTTATGAACGACCCGCGTACACAAACGTGGTCGAGCCTCTACAACCAAGCAATTGCACGAATCAACACCTCCGACGAGGAGAGTGAGTTTTCTGGTGTTCCCCTAGTTATGACCGTCACAACGAGGTAATCAAATGGCAGAATTTAGCAACTACTTAGAGAACAAAGTCCTAGACCACGTTCTCCGCAACACTTCTTACACCTCTCCTACGACTGTGTACGTCGGACTCTACACATCTGACCCAACGGACGCTGGTTCGGGTACGGAAGTCTCTGGTGGCTCCTATGCCCGCCAAGCCCTGTCCGTGACCACGGCTTCGGGTGGAATCGTTACCTCTAGCGCGGACGTTACCTTCCCGCAATGTTCTGCTTCGTGGGGTTCCGTGGGCTACATCGGGATTCTGGACGCGGTTACTAGCGGCAACCTGCTCATGCACACCGCGCTTACGACTGCCAAGACCATTGATAACGGCGACATTCTTAAAATCACTTCTGGCAATTTGACGGTTACGTTGGACTAAATGGCGTTACTGACCCTTGAAGAATTAGACCGCTTCGGGAGTCTGGACGATTTACCGTTCTCGCTAGACGCGAACTGGATGGACTGCGGGATACAAGGCCCGTACACGCTTGAGTTTTTAGACTACTTTAGCAGTAGCATTGATAGCCTAGCATTTAGCCTAGACGACCCTGTTTGGGCTTCTGCCGACACAGAAATATGCTTGGTCTACGCCCCCCAGAACATCACGGGCGTTGGTACTGTAAACGCTATACCTCAGTTCTCCAAGACCGCAGAAGGTTTTATCACAGCCAATGGACAGGTCGCGGCAAGTAGTACGCTTTTGCGTACTGTTGACGGTGCGATTAACGGTACTGGAACGGTCTCGGCAAGCGGTAACCTAACCAGACTTGCTGGGGCAATAATTACCTCTGCTGGCGATGTTGTTGCTTCTATACAACGCACAAGGTTTGTAGATGGTAGCGTCTCTGCCAACGGGCAGGTAAGCACAACAGCCAACACTACTGCAAGCGCGGTTGGTAGTATCTCTGCGGCAGGCTCGGTAAGTGCGCTTGCGGCGCGTATACGGGACGTTGTAGGGGCTATAAACGCCTCTGGTGACCTAGTAGCAGACGCGGTAAGACTTCGGGTTGTAGACGGTTCTATAACGGCAGAAGGGTTCTTATCCGCAAACGCAGGGTTTGAGTTTGAAGTCCACGGCGATGTCGTGGCGACAGGTACTCTGACGGCTCTAGCGGGGATTATTTACACAGTTTCAGGACAGGTGGCTAGTAACGCGCAGCTCACCTGCACGATGTACAAGTTCGGCGAGGAGTGGGTTCTCGTCCCAGACCAACCAAATACATGGACTGCCGCAAACTTCCAAAGCGACACATGGACGCAGGCAAGCACGAGTTCGGATACTTGGACACCCATCCCTGACCAAAGCGACGTTTGGACACAACAATCTTCGGGAAGTAACACATGGCAATAACAAGAGTTACCTTTGGAGAGTGGCTACCTGACCAGCCAGGAGTAATCGGTGCGCTGACCACGGCTAAGAACTGCTTTCCCAAGGCGGTGGGTTATGGCCCGTTTCCGCAGGAGGTAGACTACTCAGATGCCGCACCGCAAAACCTGACGGCTGCGGCTGCCGCCAAGAACACGAACAGTATTACAAGTATCTACGCCGCCGGAACCACGCGGTTATTCAAGCTAGATACTAGCGACTTTAGTTGGGACGACATTTCTCCAATAACGTATAGCGGCGACACGGGTTGGAAGTTTACGCAGTTTGGCAACTCCCTGATTGCGGCTAACGAGTCCAACACAATGCAGTACATAGACGTTATGTCTGGGACTACCTTTGCAGACCTAGCCGCAGACGCACCCAAGGCGAAGTTCGTAACCGTGGTGCGGGACTTTGTGGTGTCTGGCTACCAGAGCGCCTACAAAAGCAGAATCCAATGGTCAGGAATCAACAACGAGAAGACTTGGACTACCTCTGCCACAACACAAGCAGACTTCCAAGACGTGCCTGACGGTGGGTTTGTGCAAGGGGTGACGGGTGGCGAGTTCGGGCTAGTCTTGCTAGAGCGCAGTATCGTGCGGATGTCCTACGTTGGAACCCCTCTGATATTCCAGTTTGACAACATCGCTAGGAACCGAGGGTGCTTTGAGCCTAACTCGGTCATCCAATGGCAGGGTATTACCTACTTCTTGGGCGACGACGGCTTCTACGCCTGTGACGGGCAGAACCTGAAAAACATAGGCGCGGAGAAGGTCAACCGATACTTCTTTAATTCGTTAAAAGAATCAGACCTAGGTAATATGAGTGCGGCCATCGACCCAATCAATAACCTGGTGGTCTGGGGATACCCAACGGTTGACTTGGATTACAGGGTCTTGGTCTATCACGTTCCCACTGGCAAGTGGTCGTTCTCGGACTCCACGGCTACCCGCGTGGCTCCTGTCTCTACACCGTCCATCACCCTAGAGGGGTTAGATGCGTTTAGCGCAAGCCTAGATGCTTTAGGGATTCCGCTAGACAGCCGGACATGGCTAGGTGGGAAGTTGCTCCTCCTTGGGATAAACGGCAACAAGCTGATTACCTTTACGGGGACACCTAAGACCGCCACGATTGAGACGGCAGATATTGCGGCAGACACAAATCAGTCCATGATTACGATGATTAAACCCATCGTAGACAACGGGACGGGTAGTGCGGCGATAGCCTCGCGCTTGCAGTTAAACCAGACGGTAACCTTCCCGACGGTCACCGCTGCCAACAGCGAGAACAGCATAGGCGCTAGGTCTTACGGGCGTTACCACAGGGTTAAACTCCAGCCCACGGGTACTTGGAGTACGGCCATCGGGATAGACGTAGACATTCAACAGGCTGGAACGCGCTAATGTTCAGAGTTCTACCTTACCAAGGGGGAGACCCACGGCAGATTTCCGAGGTGGTCAACAAC